TGATCTAACCCTAGCGCCAACACAGCATGTACAGGATTTACCAATGTAAGATCATATTGATGATCTGACAGATTGCCTGTGTTAGATTTAAACAGTAATACACGATATCGATTTGTAGTTGTGCCAAAACCGCCAACAGATCTGTTAAACACGAGATCATCAAGGCCTACAATGTCTCCGCTTTCTGTAAACACATTTGAAATCACCGACTGAACAATACCTAATTTTTTAACCTTTGCTGGAGGACTAATCCACACCGGCATTTCAAACTCCATAGTACAAATATCAATTTCACTTTCTGTACCTGCAGGTATACTTCTACTGGTAAAATTAGTAGAAGTTAGATACATGGTACTGAGACTGGTCCAATCTATGTAGTTGTCGGTGGTCTGTAATTCTAGACTAGGTGTAAACAGCACTGCTATCTGTTCAAACAACTGTAGCTTTTGATCAGTATTCGAAGTCCACAGGTCGGCCTTCATAGTTAGCTTGTAAGGAGTGGGCATTAGTCGTTCAACAGTATAGTTGCCACCTTGAACATTTTGATAGTCTCTAGTTCCGCCAGCATCTGTATATCTACGTTCTCTAATATGAATCTTGCTGACAAAGGTTGGATCACTTAATCGGTCAGTGGCCATTTCTAATCCCGAAATGTAACAGGCAATTCTTGGCACTGTGGGCATTTTATTTTCTGAGTTTTCTTTGATAATAGCAGCTACCTGTCTGGTCATGTCTCCATAGAGCACAGGCACAGTAGACAGTGTGCCGTCGCCGGCTTTGTATTGAAAACCTATGAACACACGCATGAACTGTGTGACATATCTTCTTATTTGCCCGTCATAAAACCAATCCATTATTCATCCGCCTGTGGTCTAAGCGCCTTTGAAAGGCCCTGTTTTTCTGGAACTGTGTGTCCATCAATTTGATTAGCTGTGGTGTTATTGATAAACGTTGTTTTCTGTGTCTGCCTAATGTCTTTGCCTGCAAACAGATCACCTTGGCCAACATTTTCACTGCCTAAGTTATTCATCGTCATGCGCACATTGTCTTCGAACTTGACCCAACGACTGCCATTGAATCTAAACAGTCTATGAGGCAGATAATCTTTACGCAGAGCAAACTGCCCTTCTACGGGGTTTATTGGGAATGCAATGCCTGCAGTGAACGGTGCTCCGTTAGGCGGAATGCCGTCTTCAGTAAGATAACCGTCGTAGCCTTTGCCGTCTGCGGTCTGCAACATAGCAGCGGCATTAACACCAACATACACTGCGTCTCCGTTTTCGTCAAATAATAAATTGCCATCTACATCAGTGGCCTGGGTCTGACGATCCACGCTGTATTCAGCCACCACATCGTTGTCTACTGTGATCAGCTCTGCTCGACCTGTTTCGCTGTCTCTCTGTAGAGTATAAAACTTGCTAGTATCGTACCCACTCTTGGGAGCATCGGCCTCGGCCTGATTTAACACTGCCTGAGTAATCTGCATCTCTCTATTGTAGGTAGAGATAATATCCCTGAGACTATCTGCTAGTTGATAGTAGGTATTATTGGGCGGCGCAATACCTATAACTTCTTGTGCAACTTCATATTTTTTACCATCCAAGCCTGTGACAATATCGCCAGGATAATACGTAATGTTAGAATTGTAAGCGCCTTTGTCTGAGTCAGTGTTGGCAATCCCATCTAATATTTGTTTGTATTCTTGACTATCCACTAATGGCTTGCACTTGGCACGATATAGATGTGGGTACCAAGTTACTGAAAAACCTTCTGCAGCACGACTGACCTCTTCTATAACATAAAATCTTTTCAGTGCATAGCTCAGATCATTAAGAGCATAGTCGTCTTTTAAGTGAGGTAGTTCAATAACATCACCTGCTATGATTTTTCTGCCTAGTTTTTCCACAGTGTCGGTAATATGGAATGTCATAAACACTGTGTCGTTTTGTAAAAATAAACCAAACTGACTGAGATTAAAATCTATATCTGATAGATTGTAAACTCCTCGTAACACGTAAACATCAGGATCATACTTACGATCTCTGTTTTCAAGAAATAGTAGATCCTGTATGTTAAATGGATTATCACCGCCGGTATATTCTGGTGTACTAGGAGTTGCACCTTGTACAGAAGCTCCGGGCCCGATATATTTGTGCACCAGCACATCAGTACCGCCAACTTGGAACATTTCCCAGGCGGTTTTGTCAATAAATTTGAAGTCATTGCCCTTGTCGGGCCTGTATAAACTTAGTCTTGGCATAGTACTATATTTACCGCTGTAATAAATAAGAGTATGAGCACATCTGATCAAGCAAAACAACAGGTTTTTGACTACTGTAAGGCCATGCTGGGCGACGGCATGATTGACGTAGAACTAGATCCTATACACTACGAAACTGCACTTACTCGTGCATTGGGTGTTTTCCGCCAACGCAGCGACAACGCTGTGGAAGAAAGTTATGCGTTTTTGACTCTCACAGACAGTCAAAACGAATACATCCTGCCCAAAGAAATACAACAGGTTCGACAGATTTTCCGTAGAAGCGTAGGATCTAGAACCGGTAACGGAACCGGCGGCACAGTATTTGAACCATTCAATTTAGCCTACACCAACACCTATTTGTTAAGTTCGACCAACATGGGCGGATTACTAACCTATGAACTGTTTGCACAGTATCAAGAACAAGTGGGTAAGATGTTTGGTTCTTTCATTAACTTTACTTGGCATCCACAAAGCCGTAAACTAGTAATACATCAAAGACCACGTGGTGAAGAATCTGTGATGCTACAGGTTTACAATGTTAAACCAGATTTTGCAATCATCGATGATGTATATGCCGGACAATGGATCAAAGATTATACGTTAGCCAACTGCAAGATCATGTTAGGACAAGCTCGTGAAAAATTTGCTAGTATTGCAGGACCACAGGGCGGCACAGCACTAAATGGCTCTGCAATGAAATCAGAGGGTCAGGCAGATATTGATAGACTAACTGTAGAACTAACCACATCTGTATCAGGCGGTATTGGCTACACATTTATCACTGGATAATAAATGAAAGCATCAGAGTTTATATTTGAATCCGATGAAGAATTGTATGACGCCAAGCTAGTTTGGGGCGTTGGTAAAAAATCAGCACGTGGCGGAACTACAAAATTAAAATTCCGTTGTACCAGCGGACCAAGAAAAAGCCGTCAAGTAAGCCATCCTTCAAAATGTCATCAACCTATAAATCAAGCTAAAGCACAGAAGATGAAAACTACTCGTGCAAGAACTTCAGTACAGGCCGCACGTAGAACAGATCGCACTAAGTCAATCAATACTGCCAGTGTGTTGGCCAACAAGCTGAACAATCCCGGTAAGCCAAAAACACCAAAACCCTATTATTAATATTTGACAATCTAGATAATCTATTGTATAATATCTTTAATTGGAGGATGTTATGATTATAGGTGTATGCGGATTTATTGGCAGCGGCAAAGATACTATCGCTGACTATCTAGTAAATTTTCACGAATTTAGACGAGAAAGTTTTGCATCAACTCTTAAAGATGCAGTGGCCGCTGTGTTCGGGTGGGACCGTACTATGCTGGAAGGTCGTACTAAAGAGGCACGTGAGTGGCGGGAACAGGTAGATCCTTGGTGGGCCGCTAGACTTGATATGCCTACACTAACTCCTAGATGGGTCCTACAATATTGGGGCACAGAAGTATGCCGCAAAGCGTTTCATGATGATATTTGGATCGCCAGTCTAGAAAACAAACTCCGCAATAGTAAAGATCATGTGGTAATTAGTGATTGCCGTTTCCCTAATGAAATTAGTTCTATTAAAAATGCCGGTGGACAAATAGTTTGGGTACAGCGTGGTGCGTTGCCTGAATGGTATCAAATAGCTGTAGATGCTAATCGTGGCAGTAATGTGGCTTTAAATGACCTGAAACGTTTGAAGATTCACGCTTCGGAAACTGCTTGGGTAGGCACAGAGTTCGATGCAGTTATTGACAATAATAGCACTATAGATGCACTGTATCAGCAGGCTCAGACTCTAGTAGTCAGCGATCAAATCTCCCTGTCGCCAAGCAACTCCCTCCTTGCCTAATACCTGAGCACAGTTACAGCACACAGTTTTTAGATTAGCGGGCCGGCAGTTATCTAAATTGCCGTCCACATGAAATACTCTAAACACTTCAAAATGTGGGCTACGATGTCCACATTTTTCACACTGTGATTTCATACGATAACCGGCTCGCTGCCATCGAGCTATACCGTGATATAAACCGTTAGCCATGCAGATCTCGCACAGTCTACGATAGTAGATTTTATCGTTTTTTTTATA